TATTATTATTTAATAATTTTTTTTTTTTTTTTTATTTATATTTATTTAAAGAATAAAAGTTTTTTTTAGTTTTTATTTTCTGATTTATTTTTTTTTTTTTGTCTATAAGAGATAATTTTATTTCTAATTCTTTAGCAGTTAATGTTGTATGATCATCAGAAAAAGATTGTATTTTTTTTTCTATAGATTGTAATTCTTTTTGTAATATCGATATTTTTTCGTGATCTTTTTTAATTGTGCCTAATTGTTGTGTATGATTTTTTTTAGACTGTATTTTTGAACGTGTTTTTTTTCGTAACGAACGTTTTTTATCTTTCATTATAATATAGTATCTATAGATCTTTAAATATTTTTATATACAGTTTATATTTATTTTTATTTAATTTAGTATTATTTTTAAAAAAAAAATCTTTTTATATAGTATAAAAATATGGGAGGAGGATTAATGCAGTTAGTCGCTTATGGCGCACAAGATATTTATTTGACCGGAAATCCACAGATTACTTTCTTCAAAGTTGTCTACAGACGCCACACCAACTTTTCCATGGAATCCATCGAACAAACCTTCAACGGCACCCCGGCCCATTGCGCCAGAGTTTCGTGCACTATCTCCAGAAATGGTGATCTTGTCCACAAAATGCACCTTCGTTTTGCAAACGCTGGAGGCGGCGCTGACTGCGTCTGCGAGGCCAGTGGTATCCGTGTAGGTTGCAACGTTCCTTGCACACCTATTCCATTAGTAAATGACGACAGTACGTCCACTGATACTACAAGTTCAAATGCCAATGATCTCATCAAAAGTGTTGAAGTTGAAATCGGGGGCCAACGTATCGATAAACACTATGGTGATTGGCTTAACATCTGGGCTCAGCTTACTACTGATGTAAGTAAAAATGACGGTTTACGTGCTATGTTAGATCTTGACACTGGTGATTTCTCCTACGTTCCTCTTCGTTTCTGGTTTAACAGAAACCCTGGTCTTGCTCTTCCACTTATTGCCCTTCAATACCACGAAGTCAAACTCAACATTGAGTTCGCGGGTGATGGTGACGGTCTTACCTCATGCGGAGGCACATGCGAAGTTACACCCTCATCATCGAAGGTTACTCTTGGCAAAACTAAACTTTACGTTGATTACATCTACTTAGATACTGATGAACGCAGACGTTTCGCTCAAGTTAGCCACGAATACCTTATCGAACAGCTCCAGTTTACCGGTTCTAAATCACTTAACCTCTCAGGTGATAACACACAAGTTAGCGTTTCTGAAAGACTTAACTTTAACCACCCAGTTAAAGAACTTGTCTGGAGAGCAACTGGTCTTATGGACAAGACTGGGGCGAACATGGAGCTGCAAGACACGGGGCAGACCGATGATTTTGACGATCAAACTCATGTATGCGCTTACGGTCAATGGTCCGACATTACCCTCCAACTTAACGGACACGAACGTTTCACACCCAGACACAGTGAATATTTCCGTCTCGTCCAGCCATACGAACACCACACTCAAGTTCCAGTTACCAGTGGTATCCACGTTTACTCCTTCGCCCTCAAACCAGAAGAACACCAACCTTCTGGAACCTGTAATTTCTCAAGAATTGACAATGCTGTTCTTAAACTTAGCGGCAGCAACAAATGGGCGAACGCAGCTAGCGGCGCAGAAGCAGGTGGTGTCGCTATTACCCCCATTCTTAACATCTACGCTGTAAACTACAACGTCCTCCGTATCATGAGTGGTATGGGTGGTCTCGCATACTCTAACTAAATTTATTCAACTAATAAATTTTAAAGTTTGTGTTATTTTAGTTATTTAATTAATTTTTTTTTATATTATATAGATATTTATAGATTTAACTATTTTATAAATATGTAGATGACGATATTTTTATTAATTTTTGTTTATTTTTATTAATTTTTGTTTATTTTTATTTAATTTTATTTAATTTAGTATTATTTTTAAAAAAAAATTCTTTTTATATAGTATAAAATATGGGAGGAGGATTAATGCAGTTAGTCGCTTATGGCGCACAAGATATTTACTTGACCGGAAATCCACAGATTACTTTTTTCAAAGTTGTCTACAGACGCCACACCAACTTTTCCATGGAATCCATCGAACAAACCTTCAACGGAACCGCCACCGCTTGCTCTAGAGTTACCGCCACTATCTCCAGAAACGGTGATCTTGTCCACAAAATGTACATTCGTGTAGTTAACGGACACAAGAACTCAGATTGTGATTGCTCTTCTAAAAGCATTGTAGTTGGAAGTTGCGCTGGCCCAACTTGCCCTATTCCAGTTGTTCCAGATTCTAGATATGGTGTAGATGACACCAGTGTATGCGCGAATGATATTATAGATAGTATCGAAATTGAAATCGGAGGTCAAAAAATTGACAAACACTACGGAGATTGGCTTAATATCTGGACGGAATTAACCACTCCAGCAAGTAAATCCGCAGGAACAGAAGAATTATTAAATCTTGGAAAAGGTAAATACTCCTATGTTCCCCTACAGTTTTGGTTTAACAGAAACCCAGGTCTTGCTCTTCCTCTTATTGCTCTTCAATACCACGAAGTTAAAGTTAACATTGAATTTTCTAAAGCTGCTTCCACTGAAATGACGTGCGGTGGCGGTCGTTGCGAAAAAACACCCAAAGTCAACGCTTGGACCAGTGCTAAACTTTTCGTTGATTACATCTACTTAGATACTGATGAACGCAGACGTTTCGCTCAAGTCAGCCACGAATACTTTATTGAACAGCTTCAATACACCGGTGCTGAAACCATCCCAGCAGCAAGTAAATCGAAATCGGTTAGACTTAACTTTAACCACCCAGTTAAAGAACTTATCTGGCGTGCCACTGGTATGTCCGACCAAACACTTGCTAATTTAGAAAGAACTGGCCCAAGTGGTCAAAATGAAATTGTTGGTTACACAACTCGATTTGTAGAAACTGCAAAATTCAATACCGCGACGGGCATCGGCACCAACATATCAATAGGGGCTTTGTTAACGGACCACATCTCTGCTCCAACATGGGGTGGTATAGTTATAGCGATTGAGACTGCCGCTGGTGCGCCTATTAGTGCTGTCGCCGCGTTGACCGATCTTATCACAATTAGGTTTACCGGTGAAGTAAACTTGGCGGCGACGCAGACTCCGCTCGCGGGGAGCGACACCTTGTATGTTGGCCTCGAAAATACCGCTGCGCCAGCAGTAGCGACGGGCGGCGCTACCGTCGGGGGCACCCTCTCAACAGCATACAAAAAACTTTCTTTTCCAGTCTATAAATACAACCAAAATCACGCCGGCATAACCGTTGACCAGTCAGGTATCGGTGGTGTTAACACCAACTCGCTGGCGGCCAACGTTTGTGCTTCCGCTCAATGGTCTGACGTTACCCTTCAACTTAACGGCCACGAACGTTTCGCGCCAAGACACAGTGAGTATTTCCGTCTCGTCCAGCCTCTTCAACATCACACCGCTATCCCAGTTAAGAGTGGTATTCACGTCTACTCCTTCGCCCTCAAACCAGAAGAACACCAACCTTCCGGAACCTGCAATTTCTCAAGAATTGACAACGCTGTTCTTAAACTTAACGGCAAATCTGTCATGACTGCTGTGGCTGGAGAAAGCGGAACGATGGCCAACGCCGTTCTTAAGGTTTACGCTGTCAACTACAACGTCCTTCGTATCATGAGTGGTATGGGTGGTCTCGCATACTCTAACTAAGCTTATTATTGCGATTGTGTATACATTTTAACATATTTTATACAATTTTTATAGATTGTTATAGATGTTTATAGATGTTTATATATGTTTATAATTTAACTAATATTTAATTTAATATTACTATTAGTTTAATTAATTTTTATTTTCTGTAGTATATTATATATATATCTACTATACTATATGGGTGGAGGATTATTACAATTAATTACTATAGGGGCACAGGATGTATACATTACTGGTGATCCCCAGATTACCTTTTTTAAATTAGTGTATAGAAGACATACTAATTTTGCTTTAGAATCAAGATTACAGCAATCTAATTTAGAAATTAGTTCAGAAAGAACCGTTACTATAGATATTAAACGTGAAGCGGATTTAATTAATCATATGTATTTACGAATTGAAAATCCAATTTCTACGGATACAAATTATAGTAAAACAATTGCTAAAACATTATTAACTAATGTAGTCAATCAAAATTTACACGTTATTGATGCTTCGGCCTTTGATGTAAACATGGACATTATGATTACTGCTGGTGTCAAAAATACTACCAATAGTACAACTCCCTTTTCTGCTTTTAGAACAACGATTACTAATATAGATTATGCGAATAATATATTAACGGTTACGGGCAAATATCCCGTTATTAAAGACAACAGTTTTGTTGCTTCGGCAGGAACATTTAACACAGCTTATAAATTTCATATGGGTTTTATATTACAAGCAGCAGGAACATCCATCTCAGCTGGAACAGCATGTCCTTTTGAAGTCGTGGAGGTAAAAGGTTGGGATGCTAATAGCGATAATGTTGGTTCGAATGACGCCAGTTGGTTTGCCGATAATGATATATATAATCAAGTAAGTGGTGTTCGCGGTATTATTAATGATACGCTTCGTGATAACACGGTTGAAAAAGTATTACAGCTTGTTTTTGTGAACGGCGCTTCGACCCTGGCAATTCTTCCCGGAGATATTCTTTATGTAGGCACATCTCTTGCGGCGGCAACATTTATTGGTGAATCTTTAATGACTCAAGCCAACGATACACCCACCAATGGCGAACGTTTACATATGCGCATTATTAAGCAAACTGCAGATATTGTTCCTGCAACTGATACATTCAAATTTGCTGTAAGTTCCATATCAGGAGCAACGACATCGTCCCATGCTGTCGACGCTATTGCTATTCCTACTGCTTGCTTTACTGCCGCACCTACCATTACAACTCTGGATTATGTCAAGACTCGTTACGATGTCATCCTTGAAGGGAGTGGTGCACTTACTAATTGCTGGTCATCGACTGATGGTACCTATGATACGTGCTGTCGTGATAACATTACTGGATACAATATGATTGAATGGGCAAGATTAGATATAGGGGGCGATAAAGTTGATTTAATGCACGGCGATGTAATGGATATGTGGTCTGAATTAAATATAACCAATGGTAATAAAAAACAATTTGATTTAATGGCTGATATAGAAGATAGTAAATATTCCTATTTACCCCTTTATTTTTGGTTTAATAAAACACCTGGTTTAGCACTTCCCTTAATCGCATTACAATACAATCATGTAGAATTAGTAATTAAATGGTCTAGTAACTTGGCAATTAAAGACCAAGTAGCCAAATTATATGTTGATTATGTCTTTTTAGATTCTGCTGAAAGAAGACGGTTTGCTCAAAGTCCTCACGAATATCTTATTGAAACATGGGATCACCATGAACAGCAAAATCTTAAAACTTCGGATACTGTACGATTTTATTTTAATCATCCTATTAAGGAAATTATGTGGAGAGCAAAATTACCCAATAACAACTACTGTAGTTGGGATGAAATTAAACTTAAATTTAATAATAATGATCGTATATCCGAACGTCATGGAGATTATTTTATGCGTGTCCAACCTTATTATCATCATAGTTCTATTCCTTCAAAAAAAAGTGGTATTCACGTATATTCGTTTGCTCTTAAACCAGAAGAACACCAACCTTCAGGAACGTGTAATTTTTCTAGATTAGATGATACAACATTAACCTTAAATACTGCTATAAGTATGGATGGTCGAACCACTTTAGATTTTACCAATCTTAATGTAAAATTAAATATTTATTCGATTGGTTACAATATACTTAGAATAAGTAGTGGTATGGGCGGTTTAGCATTTGCTAATTAACTTTTCTATATTTTTTTTATTAAATTTGATATATAAAAATACAATATTTTTATATATAAAAAATGATTATTTCTATACAAAATAAAACATATACGTTTACAAAAAAACCGTATGAATCGGAAGATATCTTTTACAATCGAATATGGTTTATTGCTTCACAGGAACCGAACACACAAAAAGAACTAGAAAAATACATACATTATTCGCATATATGGGTTAACATTACATATAATCATTTAACATATGATAAACTGATTATGGATAATATAGAAAAATATAGTAAAAACGTACATAAAGAATATGTATTTTAACTATGAGTACAAATAGGATAATATAGACTTTGTAGGTATCATATATCATATATAATTATTGTTTAGATGTTTCATAGTTTTTTTTATTAAATCGTGGTGTTATATATTGTATATCGGGGGATAACTGTAAGGTTTGATCATAATGTTTTTTTATAAATTCTAATAATCGTTTACCTGAAGGAACAATGCCATAATTATCAAGAATATATTTACGAGGTGTATATGTAGCGTTGTTGCTTATTATTTTTTGTAATTGACTGGAAAAATCATCTATATTATTAAACAATTCTCCTGTTTGTTTATTTATATATTTCCAGCCTCCTAATATATTTTTATTAAGTAAAACAGGCAAATTAATCGACATGGCTTCTGTAATAACTCTTGGAGAAGCATCGTATATATTAGGAACAAATAAAAATTTACTTTCTTGATATTTTTGTTTCATTTCATTCCAGGGTATTTTTTCGGTCATATCTATATGTTTCATACATACCGGTGGTATATCACAACCCATTCTTCCAACTAATAATCCTTTTAATTTAAAAGTATGACACATTATATATAGACATTCTGTAGCTAATTTCCAATTTTTATTATATGTTACCCAATCATTAGGACATTTTTTTTCTTTTGCATCATATTTGTGACATATATATATAAAATCGTATTTTTTTTTAACTGTATGACTGGGTTGTAATAGATTTACATCTACAAAATCAGATTCTGATATTAATGCTTGGGGTATGTGAAGAGGAAAATAATTTTGTGGATCTTTAAAACAATGTAACCATCCTTGTAATTTATTTTTATAATCAAACTTCCATGACGCATGATTCGGGTCATGATATGCATCTAAAGGATTTGAAATAATATTAGGAAATTCTAAATAACTGGTCATGCCAAGAAACACCATTTTATCATGATAGGTATCATAGTTTTTTTTATCTGAAACCGACATAGGAGCTACAACAAATGCCACATTAATTTTGTTTCCGTTATTATCATAAACATTTACAATGTTATCTTTAAAATCAGGTATATTGTTAGTCATATTTGTCATATATTCATGAGTTAATAATGTATATTTACGTACGTAACTATATATTACTATTATTATAAATAATAATAAAATAAATAATTTTACATGAAGTGATGGTTTTATCATCTATAATATAGTATAATATTTTATATTGTATTATATATTAAATTAAATTTAAATTAGTTTAGTTTGTAACAAATAAAATAATGTTTTTAACAAGTAACCAATAAGTAGTTAATCCTAATAAAATAAATATACATAATTTAATATATACTAAACTTAGTATTTTATTTTCTTTAGGATTATTTACAAACATTAATAAGTTTACTACTATTAAAATAGTCGCCATTTTAATAATATCGTTAAACATATCTACATAATCATTTTCTGACATAATTTTATATAAAGATTGTTTATTCATTATAGTAGTTATAGTATTATAATATATATTATTTTTTTTATTTCATACAAATAAAATAAAAATAAAAAAAATTAAAAAAATATCTTATAAAACTATAAGTTTAAAAAATAAAAAAAAAGTATATTATTTAATATATAATGAATCGGATTATTAAAATTTTATTAGTATCGGCCGTAGTAGGTGGAGTGTCTTATTTATGTTTAGAAATATATAAATTACGCAATAAAATAAAAGTTCTTACGTTACAAATACAAACTCTTGAAACGTTTAAAGGTTCTCATTCTAATAAATCTATAGATATATCAACACCAGAAGAGATAGATGTTAATATTACTAATAATATACAAAAAAGTCATTCATTAGAATCTACTGTTCATTCAGATACTATGATTGAACAAGAAATATTGGAATATGAACAAGAATTACAGCAAGTCGATCAACTCATTCAATCCATGCAACATCCATCGTCTTTAGAAGAAGTTAATAATATTTCGGAAACCATCCCTGTTCTAACAGAACAAGAAACTATAGATTTTTCTAATATAGAACAGCAAATTACAGAATTAAACCAACAACATACACAAGAAGCAGACGCAGCACAAGCAGCAACAGCAGCACAAGCAGCAGCACAAGCAGCAGCACAAGCAGCAGACGCAACATTGGCCTTCGCAGCCGCCATTTCGTTGCCTGAAGTAGAAAAAGATGACACAGAACCAGAAGAAACTCAAGCGTCGGAGCCAGTAAAACAAATACCTACATTAATAGATAATGAAGCACTTATTCAATCATATATTACACAATATAATAAGAATGAACTTAAAGATTTATGTGGCAATCATAAAATATCTAAAAAAGGAACTAAAAATGATTTAGTTCAGCGTTTATTAAAACATAATATACTAGCACAACTCGTCAATCAAAAAGATACTGACAGTGTTGAAGATACTGTAGATGAGGAGCCACCAACTGTAGAATCTAATATGAATGTACTTACACACGATACACCTACAACAGTTGCCGTTGATGAAATAACACAAAAATTAAATGACATGGAGATGATGCAGCGAGATATTAAACAAAATTTAGATCCTTCAAGTGTGTTGTTTAAATTACAATCATACAATAATGACCAATCGAGTTCTAAAGAAGAACAGCGACATTTGTATTAAATCACACCTATACACATTATATTATACTTTTATTTACAATTTACTTTTCAAAAATAAAAATATAATATATATATAATATATATAACGTAGTAATATGTCTGTTAAAAGAGTTACTGATAGTAATAATAAATATCATAGTTGCCCTGCTCTTATGTCTGATGGAAGACAATTTACCGATTACAGAGCTATACGCCGTATTAATAATTTACTTGGTTTTAATAATCAAATAAAAAAAGATTATAGTTATCGTGAATTTTTAATTCACAATGCGAATAAATTAATGGAACATAACAGAAATATATCCATACAAAATAATATTTGCGAACAATATTCAGAAGTGGACGCGGAGTCGTGTTTATCGAGTATTTCCTATTCTTCTAAGCCTTCTGAAAATGATTGCTTAGAGGGTGTAGAAGATGATGGTTATTTAAAATTTTAATTATAGAATATAAACATTATTGTTAATTAAATTTGATTATACAAATACAGAATACGTCCATATTATATGTATTTATACAATGAAATTTATTAAAGATCCTATCTACTCAGAATATTTACATTTTGATGATTTAATGTTACCCTTTATAGATAATCATGCGTTTAAGCGCTTGCGTAATATTAAACAACTTGGTAGTTTATATGAAGTATTTCCAAGTGCGACTCATAGCCGCTTTGAACATTCATTGGGTGTAGCATACTTGGGAGAATCGTTTATTCAACAATTATATACTAACTCTAGTATGCCTATTTATTCAAAAAAAAATATTATTCAATGTGTAAAATTAGCTGGTTTATATCACGATTTAGGACATGGGCCCTTTTCACATGTGTTTGATCATCATGTATTATCTAAATTATGTCCTAATAATCCTTATAAAGATCATGAATCACGTTCTTGTTTATTAGTCGAACATATATTTACTAATTTAACCGAACACACGCAATTACCCCCTTCGCTTGCGGATATGCATATAACTGGTTATGATATTGATATGATTAAAAATATGATACGACCTACACACGATGAAGATATATATTATAATTCAATTATAGCAAATAATGTTAATTCAATTGATGTCGATAAAATTGATTATTTACGACGCGACGCCTACCATATCGGGTTTGATATTCAATTTAATTATAAACGAATTATGAATAAAGTTAAATTAATCGATAGACAGATTGTATACAATAGTCAAGTATGTAATGATATATTCGATATGTATTATACGCGTTATAAATTACATAGAGAAATTTATAACCATATTAAAGTTAAATCTGTTGAATTAATGATTGCTGATATTTTATTACACAGCAATGATATATATAATTACTGCTCTCGTTTAGATAATATAGATTTTCTTGAATTAACAGATACTATTATAGAAAATATTCGCTACACAAAAGAATCATCTCCTGAAATTGCTAAAAGTAAACGTTTAATACAACATATAGATAATAGACAGTTTTATAAATGTATTTATAAAAATAATACAGAAGATAAACAACATGCTAAGGATTTTATAGAAGATAATTATAGCGATAGGCATACAGATGATTTTAATATTGTAGAATTAACGTTTAATTTATGTAATGGGGAAAAAAATCCTTTGGATAACGTTCAATTTTATAATCATAAACAACCTACTATTGTGTGTGATAATAGTGATTTACTTATACAAAGAGTATTACCTAATCAATGTGAAGAAACACTCGTATTAATTTATGATATACAATAATACTATTTATATTTAAAGTTTCATATATTACAATATAGTATATGGTAAAAATAATTTCTATAGATGTAGGAATAAAAAATTTAGCGTATTGCTGTTTAGAATCAACGGTAAGTGGAATAAACATACTCGATTGGGATATTATTAACATTATGGAAAATATGAATCCGATATGTTGTAACACTTATCGTAATAAACCTTGTTCTAAAGTTGCTTCTTATAGTATTAAAGATAAAACAAAAATAAATACGATCAATACGATCAATACTATAAATACTGTAGATGCGATCAATACCAATGATTCAACTATATATTTTTGTAACAAGAAAACCTGTATAAAAAAAATGGAGGCCTTATATACAAAAAAAAATATCAAAACATACAAAAAAAAGACGTGTAAAAATACATCTATTCAAGAATTATGTGTGAAATTACTCACAAAATTACAACAACAAAAACACAACCTCTTACAAGTGGATTCTATAATTATAGAAAATCAACCCGTATTAAAAAATCCAACTATGAAAAGTATTCAAATGATTTTATATACTTTTTTTACTGAACACGGATTAATGGAACAAAGTAGTCCCATTTCTTGTATAAAATTATTTTCCGCACGAAATAAATTAAAAACATATGATGGACCTACAATAGCTTGTACTCTTAAAAATAAATACAATAAACGAAAATTTTTAAGTATAGAATATACAAAATATTTTATTAAACAAGATAAAAAATGGTATGAATTTTTTCTTTCTAATACTAAAAAAGATGATTTGGCTGATTGTTATATGCAAGGTATCTATTACATAACATATAAAAAATAGAACTGATAATAATATATTTTTTTTATTTTTATTTAAACGATAATAATGCGTATAGATTAGATAAGAGATATCTTTACGATATAATATATTAGATGTCGGATCCTTTACTTGACGATAGTGATTTAAATTTGATTATAAATAAAGAAAAAATTAAAACAGCAGACCAATCATCTACAACAGTAACAAAACAAATAAATATTTCAAAAGAAGATTTAAACCCCTTTAGTATGGATAGTTCTAATCCAATTATAAGTTCTTTTGAAAAAACAGAAACACATGTTGTTCCTCCTGTTACATTGAAGTCAGATACCCCTTCGGTATCAACGGACGATGTGCCTCCAATTAACGTAGAATCATTTAATCCGAGTTCTTCGAGTAATTCGTATCAAAATATATCATCGGAATCTTCTACTAGTTATTCTTCTAGTAAAGAATATGATTATGAACGTGAACGAACAGAAAAAGCTACTTTATTAAACAAATTCGATAAGTTGCGAAGAATGGGTTTACATATACCACAAGAATTTAATTTTTCTTCGGATTTACAAGCCATGCAACATGAATACAATAAAATTAAAGGTCAAAGAGAATTAGAAAATTCTATTAAATTTCAAAGAAAAATGTTAATGGCATGTATTACTGGTATAGAATTTTTAAACAATCGATTTGATCCCTTTGATGTAAAACTGAATGGCTGGTCTGAAAGTATTCATGAAAATATTATTGATTACAATGACGTATTTGAGGAATTACATGAAAAATATCATACGAAGACACAAATGGCCCCAGAATTAAAACTATTATTTATGGTTGGCGGCAGTGCTTTTATGTTCCACTTAACAAACAGTATGTTTAAATCGCAACTTCCAGGATTAGGAGATATCATGAAACAAAATCCTGATTTAATGAAGCAATTTGCCAGTGCGGCAATGGGTTCTATGGGTGGCCCAGATATGTCTAGTATGTTTATGGGGGGATCACCTTCATCTTCTGCTCCTGGACCATCTTCCAGACCAAGTATGAACAGCACCCCTAAAAAAAATAGTAAAACATTTACACCACCTACAGGAATAGATGAATTACTTAGCAGCTTAAATGCGTCAGAAAATGGTGATTCCGGAGACAAAGTAACCTTAGACATGAATTAATGAATGAATAAATACATTTATACTTTGCCTTCTTTTTGTAAACGTTGGTACGCTTTAATAATTTCATCATCACTAATTTCATTATCATTATTCGTATCTACCTTTTGTATAGATTTAGGTAAAATACAATAATTACTTTTAGTGTTAAACAAATTTAATACTAATATTACAAATATAGCTGTAACAATTAGAGAAATGAGAACATCTTTAGTAGCAATAAATACTACAGTAAAAATAATTAAACGCCTCATAATTGTAGTATTAAAAAAATTTTTATGAGATTTTTGTAATTCTTCTCCTATATATTTTGATCCTATATTTAATATAATCATCATGATACCAATAAAAAATTTACTAGTATTTAATGTGTTAAATAATTCATTAAACACACTCATGATATCTTTGAAAATAATCGTTAACATATATACTATATATACATATTTTAATTTATATATATTATATTTTTAATACCTAAGTAAAGAGTGAATACATACGTATGGCTCCTTATTTTGAGCGCATATGTGGTCTATTGATCCTCTGGATAGAGATGATCATTGATTACTTTTGTAACTATTTTTTTTACTTCTATTTCTTTGTTTAGTTTTTCTTTTATTTTTTAGTTTTTTTTTTCTTGTTGCTGTCGTTGTAAGTGGAGAGTCTTCGCCATCATCTGTCCCAAGTCCTTCAGACATATTGTCTTCATCAGGTGCTGTCATTCGCATGATTTGTTGTTGATATTCGTCTTCTTCCTCTCGTGAAAGTGTAGTTTCTTCTTCCTCAGCATCTTCACCCCCCGCGGCGGTATCATCCTCGCTATCTTCTTCGACTTCTTCGTCGTCCTCGCCATCATCCTCGCTATCTTCTTCGACTTCCTCGTCGTCCTCGTTGTCTTCTTCTTCTCCTTCTCCTTCTCCTTCTTCTTCTCCTCCTTCCCCTTCTTCTCCTTCCCCTTCTTCTCCTTCCCCTTCTTCTCCTTCCCCTTCTTCTCCTTCTTCATCCTCTTGTGCCGCCGCCTTCGTTGTTAAAAATTCTTTTAATTGTGTAGAATATAAAGTTAACGTATAGACAAACACTATCGTTAATAATACACCATATAACATATTTTCTGAACTTACCATTAAAATAACAACAATACATATTATTTTACCAAGTAGAGTATGAACCATACGAATAATAAAAGCAGGTATAATTTTTCCCGAACTTAATATGTATACTACTACAAATAAACCAAGTAGTATTTTATATATATTTTTTTGAACTTTAGAAGACATTTTTTTTGAAAATATATTTTTTGTAAGCATTTTTTGAATAGTCATGTTTATACTTTTATATAATATAAGTATAAAATAATTTTATTTTATTTTATTTTATTTTATTTAATTTATGAAAAAATATTTTCTGTATACATTATAAGTAAATTTACATAATAGATGCCCTTTTGTACAATTGAAGAAGCTTGGGGAGAAAATATATATAAACCATCTACGGAATCATCTAATAATACCGATAATTTATACAAAGAAAATATTACATTTACTGATAAAATACCATCTAATAAACGTAAACGACATACATCTAAAAAACATAAAAAAAATTCTCAAAAAAAAACGGATATAAATGACTATATCGATACTTTAAAAAAAGAAAACGAAGAATTACGAAATACCATTACAAGTCTTAAAGAAAACCTAGATACTTTATATAAAAATGGTTCTAATGATTCTCAAATGAATAAGTATATTAAAATGGGTATTATAGATATTATTCTATATATTTTAACAGGCATATTTATTATATTTATTATTGATCTTATTTTAAAATATAATACAAAAACTACAACTATTTCTTTAGAGAATGTATTTTAGATATAAAAATAATATTATTGAATACGATTTAAAAATTCTTTTGACGATTTGTAATCTTCTATAACTCTATAGGATGTGTCTTTTTTTTTAGATTCTTTATTAGTATTTTCTACTAATAAAGCTTTTTCAGTTACTTCACTAGGTATATGTTCCCATACTATAAAAATTAAATTTGGATATGTATACTTAACAATAAAACTTTGTTTTTTTAAAATTTTTATTAAAAAATTAGCTGCCTGTAAGGTATCATATCGAGGAAGACCAAATATATATTCAGGAACAATATAAAAACAATATCCATAACCTTTATCAGAAAACGTATTTATTTTATGATAACACTTTTCTAAAACTAATTTATATATTTCTAATTTATGTATTTCTCTTTTATCTCGAACATTATTTAATTTACGAATATTTATCATTATATACTATAATAACATAAAATTTATTTTAATAAATACCTCATTAATATAAGATCGTCTTTAATCCAAAAATATAAAAATCCTGTGTATCCTAATAAATATATATAATTGTGTATCTGTGTATGATGTTGCGTATATAATACAAATAATTTGTATATATATTTACTTAAATATACACTTTGTAATGACCAATTACAAATACAAGAAAGACTATAATTAATAAACGTCCCTCTTTTAATATATCGTAATAATGTATCATCTGATATTAAAAATCGTATTCCTAAATAAAAATTTACGACAAACGCGAATGAACTAAATAAACCATATAAAATAATTGCGTTACTTATTCCTATATTTTCTAAATCACTTGAAAGAACACCCAATAAAGCCATACATACACACACGTGATGAATAACTGTAGAAGTCATCATTTTTTTTTGACTAATAAATAATGGAATAAAATCAGTAATCGCATATAGACTTGTGATATTTTTAAACATGATTTGTCTTGACCAGTCTATAGAAGAAAAAGTTATAATATTTTCTGAATAACCGATACTAATTAAATAAGATAAAAAAAATAACATAATAGATTTACTTATATTAAAAATAATATAATATTGTCTATCTATACCTAATGATGTATATATTGAATTGCGTGATAATATAGAATGAACAATTCTATATTTTACCTTATATAATAATACTATACTTGGTAAAAATATATAAGTAGGTATAGTAGAAAGAGTATGTATAATCATTGTATGTAGTGTATTCATCGTATACATACTAAGTATATTATATTTATTATTTAAATAATTATGAAAGTATTTATTTAAATAATTATGAAAGTATTTATTTAAATATTTCACACATATATTATTATACGATATATGATTACCAATCTTGTTCTTTCAGGAGGAGCAAATAAGTGTCTTGTATTTGTAGGTGCTCTTAAATCATTAGAAGAATTACAGTTATTACCACACATAACAAATTATGCGGGAACGTCTGGTGGAGCTATTATTGCCCTGTTATTAGTATTAGGGTATTCAGTAAATAATATTATAGAATTATATCATACTTTAGATTTATACGATTTATTAAATATTAACAGTGATAACATTTTACATTTTTTTGATAATTATGGCTTAGATAATGGTGATAAAATCGTAAATATTGCTAAAATAGTTATACGTAAAAAAACGTATAATGAGAATATTACATTTAAAGAACTATATGTCCAAACACATAAACATTTAGTTATTACTGGAACATGTGTAGAAAAAGAAACAGTGGAATATTTTGATCATATTAATACACCAGATATGCCGGTATATTTAGCCTTACGAATATCTATAAGTTTACCTTTTATATTTAATCGTGTTATGTATAATAATATGACATATGTCGATGGAGGATTATTAGAATATATGCCTATACATTATTTTAAAAATATAGAACAAACATTGGCTTTAGGTATAAAAAATAATTCAACACAAACAATTGATCCTATACATTCTATCGATGCCTTTATATATAAACTTTTATGTGCTTTATATAGAGTTCATCAAGACAATCTTTTACAAACCTTTAAAAAACAAATCATTGTTTATGATATCGATGTTAATGGAACAGAAAAATTAGATTTATCTACTAAATTAAATATAATAGATATAGGATACAATGAAACGAATATATTTTTTAAAGATATTATTATTCAACACATTATAGATGAAATGATTGATAGTATTATACAACATACATTAAATATGTAAAATATGTAAAAGTTTTTATCTTATATATATAATATAATTATATATGAAAAAAAATAAATATAACATTTTATTATGGATAACCATTACGGTATTAATAAGCAGTACCTTTTATTTTATATATTCTTGTTACACAGTCGAACATTTTGAAACACCAGACGTAACAATGCCGTCAAACATTCCATCCAAAAAAAAAAAAAAACTTACAATGAGTTAAAGTATAAAAAAAAAAAAAAAAAAAAAAAAAAAACAAAAAAAAAAAAAAAAAAAATTTTTTAATAAAAAAAAAAAAAAAAAAATAAAAAAAAAAAATAGATATATATATATATAAGATAAATAAATAATTTGAAAAGAAAAACAATAAAAAAACTCA